GGTGTTGCTTATATTGGTATTATTGCGGCGCAGAAACTCATCGGACTTAGCAAGTATACCAGGATTGCACAGTGGTGTGCCCGACGTGGAACTCTCCAGGAGGAACTTTGTAATGACATTGCCCGCGAGATTGGTAAAGCTACCGGAGCAACAGACTTAGGTGTTTATATTCAAATGACACATGGTTGCTGTGAGAATCGTGGTATTATGGCTAAGAGTAGTTTAACACAGACTACAGTATTAAAAGGTGCGTTTAAAGACGATATGGGTACAAAGAAAGAATTCTTTGACAATATCAAAATGCAACAAGAGTATGCTTCAAAATGATTAAAAAAGTATTTGCAAGAATACTAAGTGAAGTGTTATACTACTTAGGGCATTGGATTAGTTTTCCAATGCACTGGTTTGATTTAGGTTGGTTGTATCCAACCTATAATCGTTTAATGTGTTGGAGTTGTGATGTCCAAGATTGGGCAGGAAATGACAAGCCGTGGAAATGGGAGGACAAAAAATAATGACTAACGCAAAACAATTAACCGACGAATTAATTTATCGTATGAAAACTACAGACCTAAATAAGTTTGAGATTAAACGTGAAGTTGGTCCCAATTGGTTGCCCAATGGTACTGTTCCTTTTAATATCAGTGCTAGTAAAGGTATTGCTACATTTACAGTATGGGCCGAAAGTATACAAGATGCAGAAGATCAAGTAAGTCAATATTTAGAAAGAGACGAAGATGAGTAAATTAAAAATAGCAGAATTATTTTATAGTATTCAAGGTGAAGGACGATACATGGGAGTACCGTCTGTTTTCTTGCGCACATTTGGTTGTAACTTTAAATGTGCAGGCTTTGGTATGCCTCGAGGCGAACTTAGTACCGAAGCCGACGATATTGCACAAGTGGCGTTCCACTTTAATAAGTACGAAGAACTACCTTTAGTTAGTACAGGATGTGACAGTTATGCTAGTTGGCATCCTAGCTTTAAAGATCTCAGTCCAATGCTTACCAGTGATGCTATTGTAAATCGTATTATGGAAATTCTTCCTTACAAAACATGGTTAGATGAGCATCTTGTAATTACAGGCGGTGAACCTTTGTTAGGTTGGCAGAAAGCCTATCCAGACTTGCTCGATCATACTGACATGCGTAATTTAAAAGAAATTACATTTGAAACTAATGGTACTCAAAATTTAACACAAGAATTTAAAGACTATCTAAGTGAATGGTCTATTAGAAATAATTATCCACGTGCTGTAACATTTAGTGTAAGTCCAAAATTAAGCTGTAGCGGAGAAAAACGTGAAGATGCTATTAAACCAGATGTTGTTTTAGAGTATCAAGAAGTAGGACCGACTTATTTAAAATTTGTTATTGCCACAGAAGATGATGCATACGAAGCACTAGAAGTAATGGACATTTATCGTGCATTAGGATTTGAAGGTGCTGTTTATTTTATGCCAGTAGGCGGAGTAGAAAGTGTATATGCATTGAATAATCGACGTGTAGCAGAACTAGCTATGAAGGCAGGTTTACGTTATAGTGATAGACTACAAGTGCCATTATTTAAAAATGAGTGGGGTACTTAATATGTTCTTTATGTTTTGTTTTATAATTGGTTGGGTAATAATAATTTGTTTATTATTAAGATGGACTAAAAATATTAATAGTTCTTGTACTGGCAATTGTAGACAAGGCAGAGATTGTAATTGTATGGAAAAGAAAAATGATTAAAAATTTAATTAAAAAATGGTTCGGCATCGATCAACTGGAAGAAAATTTAAAAACTCTTAAAGAAATGGAAGCTAAAGCAGTTGCTGCAACTGCCGAAGCTCAAGTTGCCGAACAAGAAGCAAAAATGGATCCAAAATCTCGTGCTACAGCCAGAGGAGAGCCGTATGTAGCTGTTTTGGATACACATGTAAACAAAGATAATATACGAAATGGCTTTTTTGAACTTGACTGGAATGCGGAATTTATAGTACAATTGAAGCAAGCTGGATATGGATTTGATGGCGATCCTGATGAAGAGATTGTAGATCGCTGGTTTAGAGATTTGGCATCAAATATGCTAGCCGAGGCAGGACAAGATCCAGGTAGATCTAGTGCTGGTTTTATTAATGTGAGTAAACTAGGAAACGGTAAATCCGTCGTAGAATGACATATATAATTGTTGATACCGCTAATACATTTTTTCGTGCTCGGCATGTAGTGCAAGGCTCTGCCGATATTAAACTTGGTATGGCGTTTCATATCACGCTTAACAGTATTAAAAAGGCTTGGCAAGATTTCGGTGGCGGTCATGTAGTATTCTGTCTCGAAGGTCGAAGCTGGCGTAAGGACTATTACAAGCCTTACAAAGCTAATAGACAAGAAACTCGTGCGGCTATGACACAAAAAGAACAAGATGAAGATAAATTGTTCTGGGAAGCATTTGACGAATTTAAGAATTTTATTACAGAAAAGACCAATGCTACTGTAATGCAACATCCTAATTTAGAAGCTGATGATTTGATTGCAGGTTGGATACAAGCTCATCCGTCTGCAAAACATGTTATTATCTCAACAGACGGAGATTTTGCACAATTAGTCAGTCCGAATGTAAGTCAATATAACGGTGTAGGAGACTTGCATATTACACACGAAGGTATCTTTGATGCAAAAGGTAAACCAGTTAAAGACAAAAAGACAGGCGAGCCAAAGCCAGCGCAAGACCCAGAATGGATGCTATTCGAAAAATGCATGCGTGGTGATACCAGTGATAATGTCTTCTCGGCGTATCCGGGTGTGCGTACTAAAGGTTCTAAAAACAAAGTTGGTCTTACAGAAGCGTTCGAAGATCGTAAAGCCAAAGGATTTGCGTGGAACAATCTCATGCTTCAGAGATGGGTTGACCATAATGGAGTCGAACACAGAGTTTTAGAAGACTATCAGCGTAACGTGCAATTATGCGACTTAACAGCGCAACCCGAAGATATTAAGGTTAAAATTAAAGAAACAATCGAAGCTAATGCTAAACCTAAAGATGTTAGCCAAGTTGGTATCCGTATGCTTAAATTCTGTAACGCATGGGATATGAAGAAAATTGCTGAAAATATTCAGCAATACGCAGAGCCTTTTCAAGCAAAATATAAGGAAGAATAAAATGACACAGTGGACCGTTAGCACATATTATAAAAAATCTTGTCAAGAAGTCGAAACATACCATCAGCGTAACGGTGATGGAAAAGTTACTGTCACTAACGGTTTCCGTTATGGCGAATGGACCGTAGAAACTACAGACGATAATCCTCCCGAATTTGAATTTGTAGAAGTACCTGGCGGGGATGGTAAACGAGACAGTATTAATATGCTAGACTGCGAAGTCAACAATATTGAAAGCGTTGATCTTGTCGAAATGTTCGACGGCGGATGCTGGTACAATGTAGAATTTGAAGGGCTGTCTGAAGAAGAGGAAGAAGAAATTCAAGAATTTCTTGATGATAACAGCCCATATGAATTGGAAGAACGTGAAGACGATCCGTGGAGTCAAGGCGATACGGAATGGTGGATCTGGGGTCCTATTGAAATTAAAAACGAAGGCGGCGATACTGTCCGTATTATCTGCGCAGATGCTGACGGCAATGTTGTAGATTTCAAAGAAGAATGAGAGATAAATACGTATATTACTCGGGTGCCGTCAGGGCCTTTGTAATACTAAGGAGAACAAAATGACAGAAATACACGCCAAGCCTATAGTGGATGGTAAGTTTTGGATCGTAGAACAGGACGGTACTAAGATTGCAACACTACACAAAAAAGAAAATAATAAATTCGTCTTAAGTAGCACTAACGGCGAAGTTATGTTTAACAAAAAACAAGACTTAACTAAACAGTTTGGAGAAAGATTTTTCCTAACTAGTCCAAAAGTTAAAATTACACAAGCAGAGCCCAATGAATGTCACGGGTTTCCTACTAGTGTTACACCGTATAATACTATGTACGATGTAAGAAATAAATTACCATTGTTTACTAAAAGTCTGCAAAGTAAAAGTTTGTATTGTGCAGGATATTATACAATTCAATTTAACAAAGGTTGGGTTAAAAGTTGGTGTCCTAAACTAATTACACTAGAACGCAATCCTTACAAAGGTCCGTTTAAAACAGAATTTGAAATGAAACAGGTACTAAGTAATGTCAAATCAGATTAATTTATCACCTATTACTCAATTTATTCAGCAGCTACGTGCTGCTGAATTAAGCCAAAGTAAAGAAGTTAAGATACCAATACAACAAGCACGACTACTTAGTCTAGCATTAAACGAAATTCAAGACAAGTTAGTACAAGATTATGAAAATTTGTATAATAGTCTTAAAACTAGTACAGATAACGAAGTAGTTAGTGTTATGTTAGACGGTGGTGATTTTAAAAGCTAAATTGGATAAATATATACGTATATTATTAGGATACGTATATGAGCAGACCAAAGCCAAAGATATTACTTGAATACATAAACAAGAAAAATTACAAAGCTGAACAAATTCTCGAATCAGAAGCCATTTGGGCCGTATTCTATAAAAACGAGCCTTTCAACTTAAAGAGTTTTAACAGCCTTACGTCTTACCCTGGACCGAAGTATAAAAAAGTATCTTTTAGTAATCCCGGACATGCACATAATTTAGCTAAAAAATTAAATCTTACATTTGGTTGTGAAGATTTTCAAGTAATCAAGTTAACACAAGGTACTATTGTGAAATGACAAGTCGTAACACATTGACTAAAATATTTTTAGAGCAATGGGGGAAAAGTATAGACGATGCAAATGTACAACTATTTTCACGTAAATGGTGGAAAAGTACAAGAGTAGGTAAAGATAGTGCATTTAGATTAACCGAAGAAGGTTATGAATTTTTGGTTAAAGAATTGGAATTAAAAGAATATGAAGTTCCATTTACCGAACCAATTGAATTAAGTCCGCAAACTATTATCTTTTTGGAAAGATATGTGGATAGCCCATATTACTTAACCAATCATAGTATTACATTATTTTCTGAACGCAAGAGTTTTGAGCTAATGTTGTTTAGTGACGATATACGTAAGTTTGGTTTGATAAAAGCTATGAATGAACGTGAAAAAGATTTAGCCAAAACATCCTAAAATATTAAAAAACAGTTGACTAAGAATGTCTATGACATTATAATATACACATAGACAGCGTTATTCAACAACACTTTTTTAACTAAGATAGGAAGCAAAATGGCAGAAATCGTCAGTCGCACCGTTGGTCCAAGCGGCGCTAAAAAATCCTTGCGTAAAGCATTTAAAAATCAACGTCCAATTTTTCTATGGGGTCCTCCAGGAATTGGTAAATCGGATATCATTAAACAACTCGGTGATGAGCTTGATGCTCATGTAATCGATGTTCGTTTGAGCTTGTGGGAACCCACTGACATTAAAGGCATTCCATATTTTGATTCTAACGATGGAACAATGCGTTGGGCTCCTCCTAGCGAATTGCCTAGTGCTGAATTGGCTAAACAACATAAAACTATTGTGTTGTTTTTAGACGAAATGAACTCTGCGGCTCCTAGCGTACAAGCTGCTGCTTATCAATTGATTTTGAATCGTCGTGTAGGTACTTATAAATTGCCAGATAATGTTGTGCTAGTTGCTGCTGGCAATCGTGAAACAGATAAAGGTGTTACATTCCGTATGCCTGCTCCTTTGGCCAACCGTTTTGTACACTTAGAAATGCAAGTTAATTGGGATGACTATTTTGAATGGGCTGTTGAAAATAAGATCCATAAAGACGTAGTTGGATTTTTGAGCTTCAGTAAAAAGAGTCTGTATGATTTTGATCCAAAATCTAGCTCACGTGCGTTTGCCACTCCACGCTCTTGGTCGTTTGTTTCCGAGTTGTTGCACGATGACGATACCGATGCTGAAACACTTACTGACTTAGTGAGTGGTTCTGTAGGAGAAGGTTTGGCAATTAGCTTTATGGCTCACCGTAAACATGCTAGCAAAATGCCTAATCCTACAGATATTTTGAATGGCAAAGTTAAGAAAATGGATTCTAAAGAAATTAGTGCTATGTACTCATTAACTGTGTCACTGTGTTACGAATTGAAAGATGCATGTGACAAGAAAGCTAAAAACTGGAACGAACAAGTTAACTGTTTCTTTGAGTTTATTATGAATAACTTTGAAACAGAATTGGTTATTATGGGTACTAAATTAGCATTGTCAACTTACAAGTTGCCATTAGATCCAGATGAAATCAAATGTTTTGACGAATTCCACTCCAAGTTTGGTAAGTACATTAGTCAAGCAACCGAAAAGTAAATTGGTTTAGCATCAGTTGACACCTCCTTAGGGAGGTGTTATACTATATACATAGTAAAAACTTAGGAGCAAAGATGTCTAGTTTAGACCCAATCGTTGATAAAATTATTATAGCTCGAGTTAGCTTATTGCTTAAACATCCGTTTTTTGGCAATATGGCAACACGTTTAAAAATTCAAGAAGCAGACGATTGGTTGCCTACTGCAGCAACCGATGGTCGTACAATCTTTTTTAATCGTAAATTTTTTGAACCGTTGACAGTTAAACAAGTCGAATTCGTGATTGCACATGAAATTCTACATAATGTGTTTGATCACATGGCTCGTCGCGAAAATCGCAATGCACGTATTTTTAATATTGCTGCCGACTACTGTGTAAACGGACAATTAGTTCGTGATCGTATTGGCGATCACAACGTAGGTGATATTAAAATTTTCCATGATCCTAAATACTATGGCATGGGTGCAGAAGAAGTATACGACAAAATCTTTGACGAAATGGATGAGGAAGAACTTAACCAATTAGGTCAATTATTGGATGAACATATTGACTGGGGTGAAAACGGTAAAGAAGGCCAGCCAAAATATACTAAAGATCAATTAAAAGAAATTCGTGATGAGATCCGCGAAGCTACAATGCAGGCTGCACAAGCCGCAGGTGCTGGTAACACACCTGCAAGTGTACAGCGTATGATTAAGGAATTGACAGAACCTAAAATGAATTGGCGTGAAATCCTGCGTCAACAAATTCAAAGCACTATTAAAAACGATTATTCGTTTATGCGTCCTAATCGTAAAGGTTGGCACATGAGTGCGGTGCTACCCGGAACACAATTTCAAGAAACAATTGATATCTGTGTAGCAATCGATATGTCAGGTTCGATCGGCGACGAACAGGCAAAAGATTTCTTAACAGAAATTAAAGGTATTATGCAAGAGTATAAAGACTTTAAAATTAAAGTATGGTGTTTTGATACTCGAGTTTATAACGAAGCAGACTTTGACGGATATAATATCGACGAATTTGATTACTACGAGCCAATGGGCGGTGGTGGAACTGAGTTCGATGCCAACTGGAATTACATGAAAGAAAATGATATTCAACCTAAAAAGTTTATCATGTTCACTGATGGGTATCCTTGGGGTAGTTGGGGTGATGAAAATTACTGCGATACAGTATTCATTATTCACGGTAATGATACCATTGTTCCTCCTTTTGGAGAATATGCGTATTATCAGTTTGCTAAGGAAACA